CCCAGATGATGAATTTTTAATGTCTAGCACGACATAAAAAGCAACCAAATATAAGAAAACCAACCTACGCTCACAAAACGGCTCGTTAGGATTGTTTTCAAAAAGCTCCGCATTAAACGCTGTAATTGCTTCATTGATTGCTTTTTCAATATCTGAATCGGTGAGATAGTTCTCTTCCGAATCATTGTATAAACTCCACGCTTGATTATTTGACAGTGGAGCTAGGTTTGCATTTACAAGAGACTTGTAGAAGTTAATGCCGTCATAAACAACATCATCCTTAAAATATGCCTTCCCCTCTATCCAAAAAGGCAAATAAGGGAAGTCCCTAGAAAAATGGTCTTTAAAATCATCTACCGTTATCATGAACTTCCCTTTCTTAATTAATTAGATTCTTTTGCGTTGCCTTCGTCACTCTTAGACTCGTATTCTTCAATTTTCTTTTTTAATGTTTCAACAGAAACAGTTTGAGGATTACCATATCTAAGTCCATATTCTTTGCATTTTTTTATCAATGCTTCTTTTTCTGAGACATTATCTTGATTACCTTGAGCCATAGCCTTGAGTTTCTCATTTTCGGCTTTCAAGCGTTCAATTTCAACATCCTTAGAGCCATCATCAACAACAACGACATCATTCGTTTTAATCCAAATATTAGCGATAAAATCAGGAATATTCTTTGTGTTTCCTGAATCCAAAATGACCATAACAGTCTTTGCTTTATCACCTTCATCCTCTACATAAGAGTGCATATATCTTCTTTTTGAAACGTTTTTTACTAACATATTGATTCCCCTTGTTAAATTAAGGGGTGGCGGTTAAACCACCCCGATTTTTGCCTACAAATTAGGTGTCAAGTCAGCATATAAGAACTCTAACGGTCTTAACAACTGAACACCAGTAAATTGAGCTTCCGCAACAGACACGAAGTCAATGCCATTCATTGGATAAAGAGCATGCGGAGTATATTGCTTTGGAATATACATTCTGATAGAATCAGCGTCTTTGTTATAAATAACATAGCGCTTGCTACCAGTAGTAGAAGCAGTCTCATTATACTTCGAGTGTAAAATCTTGAAGTCTGCAATACCAGCCGCTTTGAAGGCGTCTTCAATTACTTGAAGTTTCGTCTTCAACGGATAGTCAGGATTGCTCGGAACACCTAAAGCAACAAAGTCAGATGTTGGAATAATCATTCTATTGAACAACTGAGTGCTGTTGTTGTTTGCCAAGTAAGTAGAAACAGCAGAGCCAACAAATGCTGACAATTCTGTTGCACTCATAGACGGAAGGTCTTTAGCAAACAAAGAGGTGTTGATTGTTGCAGTAGGTTGATTTAACAAACCATAAACACCAGCAACATTTGGTAAGCCATTGAAGGTTACGTCTTGCATACCCAAGTCGTAAATCTTCTTACGAGCTTTTTCTTTTTCCTCAATGATAGAGAAGGCTTGAACGCCGACTTTACCCATTTCGATAATTTCATGGCTTACTTCATAATCCATACGCCAGAAGTTATTTTTAATTGACAAACCATCAATTACGATATTTGCCTTTGCGTTAATTCCCAAACCTTCTGACGGTTGAACTAAGCCAGCTTCAAACGGTGAGCCAACATAAGCAGAAGTATATTGGAAAATAGATGTGCTATATGCACCACGACCTACATCGAAAGGAACGAAGTCAGCCAATGTTTGACCGAGTAATTGATAATACTTAGTCTCGATTACACCTGCAACGATTTCCTCTTGAGTAGAGATAAGTTTTTCAAAGCCCGCGGTATCAACAGCGGCGGCATTGTTCAATCTTGCTAATTTAAAACTCATATCTTTTCTCCTTTATTGAACAGCATAAGGTGATACCAAACGAACTGCAACCAAATCGCCAGCAGCTCCAGCAGAAGATTCGGCATAACCTAATACAGGTGTTGCGCCTTCGCCAGTAGTTGCAGTTGCAACTGTTCCATTTACAGCCGCAGATACTTTTGCACCAGCAGTGATAGCCGCAGAAGCCGCTAACCAGATTACTTGACCTGCATACCAGCCTTTTACGACATCGTTTGCCCCAAAAGAGCCAGAACGCAAGTTGGTTGCGATTACACAATATACCACATCAGATGTTGCTGTGATAGGCGTAATAATCGGCATACCATTAGAAGCTGTGCCAGCCAATTTGCAAGGTGTAGCAGGACCTACGGGAGCCGCAAGAGAACTAGACAGCTTAAATGCACGAGCAGGGTACGGAGCATAGACCGAGTCACCTGCTTTGGGATTAATCCCACTTTGGTTTAATACTAAAGCCATTTTTATTTCTCCTAAAACAATTTATTGCCTAGAGCCAGTCTTGATTTCTCCGACTCATAGCCTGATTTTTTGATTTCAAGACCAGAATTATGCAAGCGGTTCAAATCTTTTGAATTGTCCTTTACATCCTTCTTATCTTCTTCGTCAGAGTTGTCTTTCTCATCCTTGTCCTCTTCCTTATCGGATTTGTCATCTTCGGACTCGTTTGACTTCTCTTCTTTATCCTCAGAGTCATCTTCGGAATTTTCTTTTTCCTTTAAATCTTCATCGGAATTGTCTTTTTCCTCTTTTTCTTCCTTTTCTTCGGAATCACCAGAGTTACATTTATTTTCTTTATCTTCCTTATCTTCCTCGGAATTATCCTTTTTCTCTTCTTCGTCATCGGAGTTGGATTTTTCATCCTCAGATTTAGTATAAGCAAGTTTGTCTAACATTTCACGAAGTTCTTTATACCAAGAGCCTTCGCCTTCGCCATCAACCTTCTTGTCGCCCTTAATAGCACCATTGATGTGTTCCATGATTTTGTTCTTAAGAGCGTTTTTATCGGTATCGGCTTCGTTTTGTTTAGCCATATCCTTTTCCTTTTCTTCTGAATTTTTCAACTTTTTACTGTTAAAAATGTTTTTCCACATTCCTTTACCTTTCGAATTCATTAAAGTTATTGTGGCTTTTTCATATCTAGGATTAGGAACTATGGCTAAATGTAAAAATCTTCCATTTACCAGTTCGTCATCGAACGGAACATTGTTCCTTTCTCCCGACACGCCTGTCGTCTCTAACACTTCATAAGTGCAAGATACCGACCAACCTTTACCAATCAATTCAAGGGCTTCCTTGTCCCAGATAACACCAGAGCAGGAATACCAACCATCGTTTGTGTATTCCACATTGCTAACAACACCAACACGAATTTCTTGTGCGTTGTCGTCAGTTACATCCTGATGTTTGATAATAACAGGACAACCAATCATTGTTTGGTAAAACCTTGAAAGAGCCTCGTTGGTTACATTCAAAATACCATCGTCTCCATAGCCAACCAATGCAGACTCTATAAACCTTGCTACAAATAAACGACCTTTTCCGCCGTTATCGTTTTGTAATTGTATATTTACTTTTCCGTCTAGTAACATTTCTTTCCTCATGAGCTAATCATGCCACGTCTTTTTTTATTTGTCAAATCAGCGGAAAAACTCGCTGTCTATAACTGGGATAGCCCTACAACGGCAGTTATATGCCTCGGCAGGATTACCCCTCTCCCCTGTGTGTTCATCAATAATAGGCGGATTGTCCCAAGAGAATATCTGTCCGTTTAGCTCACGGTGAAGTTTTCTCTCTCTCCCATCCAAAACAGTGCTCCAACGGTATCTGTTGACGCCGTATTCTTTTAAACGATTCTTACGATATTCAGCA